TGGATTATCTTGGTTAGCATGGTCAATAGGAACACCCGTAGTAATGATTTCAGGATTTAGTGAACCTTATACTGAATTTTTAGATTGTGAACGCGTATTCAATTATGATCCTAATGTATGTACCGGATGTTTTAATAAACATTGGTTAAACCCTGGTGATTGGGAATGGTGTCCTGAACATAAAGATACACCAAGACATTTTGAGTGTACAAAAACTATAAAACCTGAGCAAGTAATTGTGTCAATTGATAAACTTTTGAATATTTATCAATAAAACAATGGCATTAATATTAAAACAAATATTTACAACAGGTTCAGATGAAATAGCTCAAAACTATATTATTGAGTCTTGGCATGTATCTCAATCAGTTGATGCTCTTACAGGACAAGAAGCATATGATATTACAATTTCGGGTTCATTAAATTTAACTGGATCTACATTAACTGGTAGTACAGCAAATATAACCTCTATTACAGGTAGTTTATTAGGTACAGCTTCATGGGCTAATAATGCTTTAACAGCTTCATTTGTTCAAAATGCTCAAACAGCTTCTTTTGTTTTAAATGCTGTAAGTGCTTCATTTTCATCAACTGCTTCATTTGTACTTTTAGCTCAATCATCAAGTATATCATCACAAACATTAATTGTTTCTGGGGTTTCTTATCCTAGTGGTAGTGTTAAAGTTCCTGGATCTTTATTCAATTTTATTGCGGGTGCTGATAAAACAGGAACTTCAGTACCCCCAACAGCATCTATACAAATTACAGAATTAACTGGTAAAACTTTAGGACAAACAGCTTTTGTTACTGCTACTGTTTCTGGTAGTACTCCTGCATCAACAGCTGTAGGTATAGTTGGATTAATAGGTAACATTTTAACTTTTGAAACTCAAAATGCTAGTACTGATTTTCATTATATTATAATGTATATTTAAAAAAGATTGTATATTTATTATTGTAAAGGTTTTTGCTTAATTGTTTTTTTTATATTTAACTTTTGAACAATTTTAACATATTTATAATAGAATAAATTAAACAAACATGGCAGAAACACTTTTATCTCCAGGCGTATTAGCAAGAGAAAACGACTTAACAGTTACCGCCCAAACTCCCGCTTCTGTAGGTGCAGCTATTGTTGGTCCTACAGTTAAAGGTATTCCTTATGTTCCAAAAAGAATTACTAGCTTTACAGAATATTTGACTTGCTTTGGTGGCGCGTTCTTAAGCGGTTCTACTCAATACACTTATTTCACATCAACCGCAGCTTACAACTATTTTTTAAATGGTGGTACTAGCTTATGGGTAACTAGAGTAGTTAGTGGTTCATTCACTACAGCATCTTGCTTCTCAGCTACCGGTAGTCAAGTAGCCGCAAACGTACAAGGAGTAGTTAATGGTGTACAATTTGGTTCAACCACAGCAGCAAATACTTCATCTTCATTTAAACTTATTCCTTTAAGTTATGGTGAAAACCAAAACAGTTCAGGTAGTACAGATGCAAGTGGTTCATTAGCTAATGGTACTCCTGATAATTTAAGATACGAAATCGTATCTCCTAATACAGCTTCTGGTACATTTACTTTATTAGTAAGAAGGGGTGATGATAATACAAATAATAAAATTGTATTAGAAACTTGGACTAACTTATCATTAGATCCAACCGCTCCAAACTACCTTGAAAAAATAATTGGTAACCAAATTTTCACACCAGAAACAGGTTCAACAAGTAAATTTGAATATGCTAGTATTTATGGTAACTATCCTAATAAGAGTAATTATATTACAATAGCTAGTGTTTCATCAAAAACTCCTTATTATTTTGATAATAATGGTAATGCTAAAGATCAATATACTGCTTCTATTCCTTTAGCCCAAGTAGGATTTTTTGGAAATGGAACAGGTAGTTTAGTGTATGGTGGAGCAGATAAGTATTACAATGACATAACTGATACTAATGTTCAAGGTTTATCTATTACTAACTATACTGGTGGTATTGATATAATGGCAAACCAAGATGAATACGCTTATAATGTAATTGCTGTTCCTGGTTTGACATATGGTAGTGGAAATGGTAAAAATGCATTAAATACATTAATAAACAACACTACAAACAGAGGAGATGCAATCGCTGTAATTGATATGGCATTATATAGTAGTAATGTTACAGCGGTAACAAGTACAGCAAACACAGTTGATACTTCATACGCTGCTACTTATTGGCCTTGGATTCAAACAGTTGATCCTATTACCGGTGAATTTACTTGGGTCCCAGCTTCAACTATGATTCCAGCAGTTTATGCTAATAACGATACAATAGCTGCTCCTTGGTTTGCACCCGCAGGTTTAAATCGTGGTGGAGTTATTAATGCTATTAGTGCTGAAAAGAAATTAACTAATAACGATAGAAATACACTTTACCAAAATAAAGTTAACCCAATCGCTACTTTCCCTGGTCAAGGTGTTGTAGTATATGGTCAAAAGACATTACAAACTAAAGCATCTGCTCTTGACCGAGTAAATGTTCGTCGTTTGTTAATTGCTTTAAAATCTAGAATTAGTGAAATTGCTAATACATTGGTATTCGAACAGAATACTATCGCAACTCGTACTCAATTCTTGAACCAAGTTAACCCATATTTGGAATCAGTTCAACAACAACAAGGTTTGTATGCTTATAAAGTAATCATGGATGATTCAAATAACACAGCAGACGTAATTGATAGAAACGAATTAATTGGTCAAATTTATCTCCAACCTACTAAGACTGCAGAATTCATTTACTTGGATTTCAATATCTTACCTACAGGAGCTACTTTTCCCGGATAATTTTTTAAAGACAGAATATTTATAATAAAATAGAATAAAATGGCAATCTTAAATCCAAACGAAATTTTTTTCACCGCCTTTGAACCCAAAACCCCTAATAGATTTATTCTATACATAGACGGTATTCCTTCATATTTGATTAAGGGGGTTAACGCTGTTACTTTAAGTCAACCTGAAATTGTATTAAACCATATTAACGTTTATCGTAAAGTTAAAGGTAGAACTACTTGGGGTGATATTCAGATGACATTATTTGATCCTATTACTCCTTCAGGAGCATTAGCAGTAATGGAATGGGTACGTATGCACCACGAATCAGTAACTGGCCGTGATGGTTATTCCGATATGTATAAAAAAGATTTAACAATTGATATCTTAGGTCCTGTTGGTGATATTGTTTCTGAATGGGTAATTAAAGGTGCCTTTATTAAAGAAGCTAACTTTGGTGATTATAACTGGGATACAGCAGACGCAGCAATTAACCTTACAATGACTGTAGGTATGGATTACTGTGTGTTAAACTTCTAATTAAAAAAGAAAATCATAAAAGAGCTCGCATTTTTTGCGAGCTTCTTTTTTTCTCATATATTTATATATGATAATAAAGTTATAAAAAATAAATTATGGAAAATAACGAAACTAAAGTTGTACAAGAAGAATCAAAATTTAAGTTTCCTTCTGAACAAGTAAAATTGCCTTCTAACGGATTATTATATCCTAAATCAAGTCCCCTTCATTCTGGAGTTGTTGAAATGAAGTATATGACAGCTAAAGAAGAAGACATTTTAACAAACCAAAATTACATTAAACAAGGTATTGTAATTGATAAATTACTTCAATCATTAATAGTTACTAAATGTGATTATGATGAATTATTAGTAGGTGATAAAAATGCTATTATGGTTGCTGCTCGTGTTTTAGGTTATGGTGCTGATTATAACTTTACCTACGAAGGTACAGAATATAATATTGACTTGAGTGAATTAGATAATATTGAATTAAAAGAAGAAACCCTTATATCCTCAGGTACTAATGCTTTTAGATATACTTTACCTAAATCAGGTAATGAAATTACCTTTAAATTATTAAATGGTAAAGATGAAAAAGCAATTGAAGGTGAAATTAAAGGAATTCAAAAAATTAATAAAAATGCTTCTCCTGATACTACAACACGTTTAAAACATATGATTTTATCTGTAAATGGAGATGAGGATAAAAAGACAATTCGTGATTTTGTAGATAATTACATGTTAGCTGCTGATTCTAGAGCATTAAGGGAATATATTAAATCTATTCAACCTGATGTTAATATGATATTTACTCATACTACTGAAGACGGCGTTGAGGAGGACGTTCGTATTCCTATTAATCTTAACTTTTTTTGGCCTGACATCTGAGTATAGATTTCATCTGTTTAAACAGATACATGAAATCTTGTTTTATGGAAAAGGCGGTTACGATTTTGAAGTCGTCTATAATATGCCTATTTGGTTAAGAAAATTTACTTTTAAACAAATATCCGATTATTACGAAGAAGTAAACAAACCAGAATCAAGTGGAGATTCTTCTACTGAAATTGATTTTAATAATCCTTTAGCAGCAGCTCAATCTTATCGTCAAAATGTAAGAAGGTAATAAAAGTTATAATTTTAAATATTTATAATATATAGCTTTATTTTATAATGGCAGACGAAAGACAATCCAAACAAGATCTTAAAATAGCAGAAACTCGAAATCGAATTGAGAAAGAGAATAATGATATTTTGGGTCAACAACAGAAAATTACTTCTGAGATTGTTGATAATTTAGCTGATGCTCTTAGAATAGAAAAACAAAAAAACGAAGTTGATAAAACTAGTCTTAAGTTAGCCAAAGACATTAACAACTTTCAACAAAGTATAGCTACTAGTTATGATGACATACGAAAAGTCCAACAGGATTTAAATAAAGCTTCTAAACTTCAAAACGATTTAGCTAAACAATTAGTTTCATTAACTTCTCAAGCTGCTGATGAAGGTATTGATTTAGTAAAAGCTGCTGGAGAATATAATAAACAAAAAGAAGAAGCAATTAAAAAAGAAAAATCAGCAATAGATGATTTATCTAAAAAAAGACAAGCTTATGAAGATTCTTTACAACAAAGTGATAAAAAGAAACAACAAAGAGCTAAAGACGAGTATAATTTAGCTATAGATATAGTAGCTAATGCTAGAGAAAATATTCAAGCTGTTGAAGAGTCAAAAGACAAATATACTGCTCAATATGAAGCTATTCAAGCGGGTAAAAAAGCTTTAGCTGAATCTGTAACATATTTAAAAGAACAAGAACAAGTTCAAAAACGGTTAACTACAACAGTTGATAAAATTGAAAACGGTTTCGCTGCTATAGGACTTAAAGGTGCTACTAATGTTTTAGGTTTACAAAAATTTAATGAACAAGCTAAAAAATTCCGATACGAACTTTCCGATGGTGGTACAAAAAATATAAACTATGTAGGTAAGTTAGGTATAGCTTTTAAAGGATTGGGATCAGTAATTCAAACTGCTTTAGGTCCTTTAGCAATGATTGCTTTAGCTATTGCTGCTGTTAAAAAATTAGTAGATAATGTAAAAGAAGGATTTGAAGAGGGTAAAGAAGCAGCTAAAAAAATATCCGAAGAAAACGTTGGATTAGCTAGAAATTTAGGTTTAGCACAAGGTGCTGCTGCTAAATTAGCTGCTAATGTTAGAGGAATGGGTCCAACTCAAGCACAATCTGTAGCTTCTGCTGAAGCTTTATATGGTGCTATGGGTGGAACTGAAAAATTAAGCCAAAACACCCTTAAAACATTTATTCAATTAAACACATATGCTGGAATGTCAGCTGAAAATTTAGCGGAATTTCATACTTTTGCTAAATTATCTGGAAAAGACTCAGGTGTTGTTGTTAAAAATATGGCCGATACAGCATTAGCTGCTATTAAAAATAATAAGTTAGCAACTAGTCAAAAAGTATTATTAGGTGATGTAGCAAAAGTATCAGATGTAGTTAAATTAAGATATCAAGGTCAAGAAAAAGAATTAGTTAAAATTGTAGCTGATGCTAGAAAATATGGTTTAGAATTAGCAAAAGCCGAAGATATAGCTAATAGTTTATTAAATATTGAAGATAGCTTATCCGCAGAAATGGAAGCTGAACTTTTAACTGGTAAAGAATTAAATCTTGAAAAAGCAAGAGAAGCAGCTTTAAATGGTGATGTTGCTACTTTACAAGCTGAAATAGCTAAAAACGCAGGTTCTATTGAACAATTTAATAAAATGAATGTTATTCAACAAGAAGCTTATGCTAAAGCAGTTGGATTAAGTAGAACAGATTTAGCTAAAATGTTAAAAGACCAAAAAGCAAACTTAGCAGTTAATGGTAATTTAGTAGATGAACAACAAGATGGATTAGCAGCTATGCAATCTGGAATTACATTAGCTGAAAAAGAAGAAAATATTGAAAGAAGAAAACAAGAAGCTTCCATATCATATTTTAAAGCTTTATATCCTACTATTGAAAAAATTAGAGAAGCTGCTATAAAAGTTAAAGCAGTATTTGCTGAATGGTTTGGTAAAAAATTAGAAGCATTACTAAAAGATCCAGGAGTACAAAACTTTATAAATAAGTTACCTGAGAATGCTGAAAAAATGGCTAAACAAGTAACAGAAGCTTTAGATAAACTTATTCAATTTTTTAAAGATCATCCATTTTTAGCTACCGGTGGTTTGCTGTTTGGAGGACAAGCAGCTGGTGGTGCTATGAAATTATTAGGAGGAGCTGTAGGAAAAATAGGTGCTATGGCTGCTAAAAGTATAGGACAAAATACAGGTCTTATAAAAGAAGATATAGGTTCAAAAAGTAACCCTTCTTACACTATTGTTACTGAAAATTTAGCAGCAAAACAAGAAAATAAAGAGATTGAAGATCATCTTACTAAGCAAGTTAGTAAAATGGCTAAAAATAATGCCAAAGCAACACAAAAAGCTACTAAAGATAATGCTAATATGACTAAAAAAGCAGCAAAAGAGATATCTACAGCAAATAAAAAAGCAGCTAAAGATATGTCTAACGCTACTAAAAGAGCTTCAAGACAGCAATCACAAGCAATTAAAAAAGGAGCTAGTGATATGAAAAAAGCTACTAATAGTTTAAATAAAAACGTAAAAGCATTTGGTTCACAAACTAAAAAATTATTTGCTAGTTTAAAGAAACATATGAGTGGACTATTTAAAAATCTCCAATCAGCTGTTAAAAGAATAGGTTCAAAAGGAGGAGGAATGGGGGGTATGTTAGGTATGTTAGGTCCTATAGGGTTAGCAGCTAGTGTAGCATTACCCGCAATATCTGCTTTAGTATCTGGAGAAGGAGTAGGAGGTGCTTTAGAAGCTTTAGATCCAACAGGTTTAGTAGGTGCTGTTAGAAGTAGAGAAGATAATATTCCTGAAATGGCTGTGGGAGGTATTGTTAGAAAACGAACTAAAGCTGTAGTAGGTGAAGCAGGACCTGAAGCTGTAATTCCTTTAAAAGAATTTTACACTAAAATAGACGAATTAATTGCTGCCGTACAAAAAGGAGGTAGTGTGTATATGGATAGTAGAAAAGTAGGTGAAGCTTTAGTTGTAGGAGGATTTCAACTTTAATAATTTAATATTTATAATAAAATAAAACCATGGCTATTTTAAATTCAATCTCAACTTCAGCATTAGGATTAGGAGGTAAATCACCCCAAAAATACAATCAAGTATCTAAATTAGATAATCCTACAGCAGCTACTTCTCAATTAGATAAAGATGGCAAACAACCTGCCATATACAATAAAGTATCTAAATTAGATAGTCTTACTGTAGCTTCTTCTCAATTAGATAGAGACGGAAAACAACCCCAAATCTACAACCGAGTTTCTAAATTAGACAACCCAACTCCAGTAACCTCTCAATTAGATAGAGACGCTAAAACACCTCAAAAATATTTAGATAACCGTCCAAAGTAATTAATGGGTTTAATTGATTTAAAAACTGACCTAAAGTCATTAAAATATGATAAGGACTCTTTTGGGGGTGGGACCAGTAACTACCTTCAAAGGTGGAACAAACAAGACTGGGTAAAAAATCCAATCCCAGAAAATCCTGCTCAAGATGTCCCTGCTTTAGGAGTTGATCAATTAATTAGAGGAGGAGCAGCTTTAGCTACTCAATTACCTCGTGACATTAATAGAATGACTCGTTTTCTAACCTCAGAAAACGGAGTTATTTTTTTAGCAAAACAAGCAGGTCTATATATAGCAGAACAAATACAATTATATGGTCCTGATAGAAATAATTGGAGAATAATATACAATCCCGCTTCTCCATTAATAAATACAACTTTAGCCCCAACGGGTTTAAATTTAGCTAATATTATTTTATCTAAAGGAGGAGCTTCAGGGGTAAATTCAGGAGCAGGTTATTTATATGGTCAACCTAATTTATCTATTCCTAGAGAAAGTGATAAAAAATATGGAGAAGGAAAAACATATTTACAAAAACCAAAAGATTTTCAATCCCCTACTAATATAAAAAGTCGAGTTGATAAAATAACTACTTCTCAGTTATATAGGAATACAACCGCAAACCCATCAACAGTTTTTGCTGATACGGTTCCTTTTTATTTAACTGTTATTAATAATGATGGTAGTGGAAATAACACTTATATTCACTTTAGATCTTATATAGATGGATTAACAGATACATTTGGTGCTGATTGGGGTACTCAAAGATATATGGGTAGAGGTGAAAATTTTTACTTCTATAACGGGTTTAACCGAGATATTTCATTTACCTTTAAAGTACCAGTGCTATCAAAATACGAACAACAATCAGTTTATAGTAAACTTAACTACTTAGCTTCATTAATGGCTCCTGATTATTCACCAGGTGGATTTATGAGAGGTAATTTAATTAAATTAACTATTGGAGATTATGTAACAAGTGTTCCGGGTGTATTAACATCTTTAACTTATACTATAAATAATGAAGCAGGATGGGACATCAAAAGAACCGCAACAACCGGAGATCTTTTAACAGGTTCAGCAGCAATAGGTGATCCTAGTGCTGATACAGCTGGATGGATTATGCCTAAATTAATTGAAGTATCAAGCTTCCAGTTTAAACCTATACATAGTTTTGCTCCTAAAACAGTAAACCCTGAATATATTTCCCAAAATGGTACAACATATGGAGGTTATGTAGATGCTCCTTTTATAAATTATGGTAAATTAGATAGTAATACAAATGATGGTGGAGGATATGGAGAGGCTGTATTAAAAGAAAATAATGCTTCTCAACAAAGTACTAATACATCAGGAGGAAGTACAGCATAATGGCTAATCGTTATAATTCCATACCATTAAAATTAAGTCAAGGAACCTTAACAAAGATTCCTACAGCTGTTTATCAAACAACAAAATATCCTGAAATCCCTTTATCAGTAAATGATACTTATGTTATAACAACCTTAGGTGATAGATTAGATTTATTGGCTCAACAATTCTATGGTGATACAAATTTGTATTGGATTATTGCTTGTGCTAATCCTGATAAAGTAGGATTTTCATCATTGTTTATAAATGAAGGAAGTGAAATTCGCATTCCTGCTAATGTTTCGCAAATAAAATCTTTATATAATAGATTAAACACATTATAAAATGGGTAAAAGAGGTAATATTACTGGTGAGGTTTTTGATGTTGAAGTTACAAAACAAATAGAAGCTAGACAAACTTTTTTAGGAGTAAATCCTAAACAAGATAAACATTTAGTTTATCAAAATAATTTAACAGCTTTTGTTAGATTAGCTTCATCTATTAATACCGGTGCTACTACTTTACCTCCCAAACAAACGCCAACTTTTACACCCTTACCAACACCACCCCCAAACCTTTTTTCATCCGCAGCTATTAATCAAGAAGTATCTACTGAAGAAAATACAAAACCATTAAAAGATAGAGGACTTCCGCTTACTTTATCAGGAGATAATTTAGCTAAACAATGCGTTTTGTTTGGAGGAACAGTTTCCATTAATAATAGTAATAAAACTTTTCAACAAAAATATGGAGTAGGTGAAGGAGCATTTAATGCGGATACAAATATTAATTTTAGTCCTGGTGGATTTGGAGATGAAGAAATTGATTTGAGTTCTCCTTCAGCTTATGGTTGGGGTGGTATAGGTTCTCAAGGTTATAGACCCATGCCCGGTATTATAGATGCTAATGTAACTTTTTATAATAGAGGAGCATTAGCAAAAGCAACAGTAAACTGTAAAGTATATTCTGTAGAACAATTACAAATATTTGATTTATTATATTTTAGAATCGGTTACACAATGCTGTTAGAATGGGGACATAATATTTACATTGATAATAATATTGATTCTACTAACACTGCTGAAAATCTTTTTAACCCAAAATTAAGGTCTCGAGATACTTTTTATACAGCCCCTTTTGAAAAATTTTTTTCTAAAGGAGCTAATCAAAATGATATTTTAGATTCTATTAAAGTTCAACGAGCTACTGATTTTTATAATTATGATGCTATGTTAGCTAAAGTAGTAAACTTTAGTTGGAAATTTAATAATGATGGTTCATATGATATTACTTTAAATTTAGTAGGTTTAGGTGATGTTATTGAAGCTTTAAAAATTAATACATCCGTAGCTGGAAATACAGGTGCTAAACCTTCTGATTTGTTAAGTGATGAAGAGAAAAAAATTGTTGATTTAGAAAAACAAGTAGAAGCTGCTCAATTAGCAGCCGAAAATGCTAGGAATGCTTTTAGTGATGCTGCTGCTGAATTACAAGATAGTCCTGAAAATGTAGATGAATTAACAGATGCTGTAGATACTTTTATTGAAAAATTTAATGAACTAATCCTAACTACAGCTTTAAGTAAAACAGCTATAAATAAATTAAACAAATTTGGTGAATATGATACCTCAGGAGCAATAGAAGATGATGATATTGTAACACAAAATTGGGAATCTATAACTTTAGGAAATTTAGTAGAAGGAATAACAGATGTTGCCGCTGATGAAGGAATATCAGGTACTCAAAAAGAAGATCTTTTAAAGTTTAAAAAACAAATTTCTTATCCAAAAATTGATACTAATTTACTTTTACAATATGTAGATAAAAAAGAATTTGATAAATCTGATCCTTTAATTAATGATTTATTTACTCAAGTAGAATCTACTAATGGTCCTTTTCAAACATCTGTACAAAAATTCTTTAAAAAATTATTAAATCCTAAAGAGGGAATAACTGAAAAAGATATTACCTTTGATTTCTTTTCTTCAAAAATTAAATATCTTTATGGTGCTGGAACTCTATCAGGAGCCCTTAATACTGGTGCTTTACAATATAATTCTAGTTTAAATGAATATAATCAACGTAGTGCTACAGGAGTTATAGAAGGTGGAGGAAATGTTGGAGCTGCTAGTAAACCTAATTTAACAGAAAATTCTTTTTCTTATTCTACAATTAAAAACAAAGTAAAAGAAATATACGAAAAAATAAAAAAAGAAGGCAATAAACAAGCTGAAAAGAAAGAAAATGCGGCTTCTCAATTAAAAGCAGCTAACGCTAGAGAACAAGCAGCTAATAAACGACTTAAAGACTTAAATCAACAAATCGCTTTATTAAAAGAAAAACTTCAAACATTTCCTTCTTCTGCTGCTGAATACCGAGATAAAAGTACTTTTAATAGACAATTATACAATTGGATAGATTACATCAAAAAATCAGGAAATAAAGATACGGGTGAAATAAGTGAACCTATTGTTTTAAATACTATACAAAAACAAGCATTAACTCGATATTTTAAACAATTAAACCCAACACTTACCGATGAATTTGTTCAAACTGTTGTTACTCTTGCTACAGGAGCAGGAGGTATAAATGTTGTAGGTAGTTTAGCTCTCCAAATAGATAATTATGTAAAAGATCTTAATAAAAATAAAAACCCTGATTTCTGTAAATTAAATTTTAAAGCTGTAGCTCAAGATGCTGAAATTGGTAGAAAAAATTACGATGTAACTCAATATTACGTAAGACTAGGTTATATGCTAGATTGGATAACATATAATTTACTTATATATGATGGAGAGAAAAAATTCCAAATCCCAGATATGAAAATGTCTGTAACAAACGGATACCCCTATTTAACTATAAACACCGAAGTTAATACTAATGTTTTAAAATATTTTCCTACTCAAATTTCTTCTGACCCAAAAATCTGTATTATTCCTTTAAAGTATGTTTCTCAATATAAGGGACTAAAAAAGACAACAGAAATTAAATATTCTAAAACTAAAAAAATTAAAGATAATAAAATAGAAGAGTATGATTTAGATATAAACTGGTCATCTTTAAATGGAACTAATCCAAAACAACCAAATTTAATAAACTACTTTATTGAAGGTGAAAATGATGCTGCTAGATTAATGAACATAATGGTAAACATTGATTTTGTTTCTTCTGTTTTGGCTCAAAATGTAGATAGTAATGGTAAAGTAACTTTATTAAATTTTTTAAATACTTTATGTACTTATATTTCCGATTCTTTAGGAAACGTAAATAAATTAAATACTATCTATGATGGAGAAACTAATGAAATAAAAATTGTTGATGAAAATGGAATTAATTTAACAGTAAATCAATCAAATATTTCTACTGGTGGTGCTAAAATACCTGAAGTAGGAAGATTTTTTGTATATGGTGTTAAACCTAATCAAGGTAGTTTTGTAACTAATGTGGATTTTCAAGTACAATTACCTCCAAATATGGCGGCTATGGCTACTATTTCTGCCCAATCATCAGGAAACATTGTAGGAGAAAATGCTACTGCTTTATCTAAATTAAATACCGGATTAGTAGATAGAATTATTCCTTCAAAATTAGATTCTCAATCAATTAAGTCATTAAATGATACTGGAAACCTTAATGACCCTAATGTAATTTTTGGAGATAATTTACTTAATATGAATAATTTTGTTGAATCATTATACGAAAAATTATCTTATGAGCCCCAAAATGTTGAAGCTTTAAAATCTATTAACCGAGATGTTTCTTTATACAAAGTAGGTAACTCAGCAGAAGCTAATAATACTCCAGCTCCATTTTTTATACCATTTAACTTATCATTAGAAATGGATGGACTTTCAGGGATGCGAAATTATGAAAGATTTTCAATTACAGAAGAAATTTTACCTTATAGTTATAGATCATCCGATTCTTTAAATGGTGGTGTAGTTGATTTTATAATTAAAGGTTTAACTCATACTATATCTAATAATCAATGGAAAACAAAGATTGAAAGTCAAACAATTAATTCAATTAGAAGACCTGGAAAATAATGGCATATTATCCTAAAAATAGAATTGAAACTAATTTATATACTCGTGGTGGAGAATTTTCCCTTTCCATTACTGGAGAAGAATATACTGGGTATTATTATAAATTATATAATGGTACTTTCTTTACTGGTAAAACTCCTAACGATAAACCTAACCAAGAACTAATACCTTTAGTTATTCAATCTTCAATAGAAAGTCCTCTTATAGTAACTTTAAATCAAGACACAAATAAAGATTTACAAAAATATGTTGGGTTATTAGGTGCTGATCCTGAAGATAAAAAATTGCCAACTCCATATTATCCTAAACCTACAAAACAAGATTATGAATTAGGTGAAACACAAAGATATTTTTCTAAAAAAATAAATGATAATATTTTTATCGAAATTGACTCAACCGATTTTAATAATTTAATTGAAGAAAATAATGCTTATTTATGGCAATATTACACTACATTTTCTATACCTTGGGAAATATCTGGTATTAAAAATGAAGTAGAAAATATTAATAAAAAAATAGTAGCATTAGCTGAGTTTGATTTTAAAGTAATAGGTTTTAGTGCTTTTATACAAAAAACAGGTGGTTATTTAAAATTTTATCAATTCCCAAATATATCTAATTTATATACTGCTGGTGGTGAATTTAAAACAGCTAATGGACAAAACTATATAGGATTTTACCACATTCATGATAAAACAGGTCCTATGGTTGGTGCTACTCATACTAAAGAACCTCACGGACTTTTATTTCCAATAAATGAAACTATTGTCTCCAAAGCAATAAGCCAACAAACATTCTTGATGGAAACTCAAACTACAAGTAGTTATACCCCTCCTTCCCCACCAATATCCACAGGTGGAGGTTTTAGTGGAGGAGGAGGTTATTAAGCTTGGAGCCATAATCTTTAGTTTTTATATTTACGGAGTAAATCAAGGTTATGTTTTGGCTGATTGAGACAGAAAAAGATTTAGAATATTTACAAGCAAAGGTTATACAAGAGGCCTTTGTGGAAATTATTCCATATCACGATAATATTCACCCCGCTATTAATGGGTTGTCTCTAGTGTATATTAGACCGTTTAATGACACTAAAGGTTATATGTT